ACCGGATCATATAACATCGTTAAAAATTCAACCGTACATAACAACCGTAGACACGCACTATCTTTTTATGGAGCAGACCATTGTACCTCTGAAGATAATACCTTTTATGACTCCGTGGCTACCTATGCGGTTTCCGCTTATGGATCAACCGCCGTTGGCAACACCATCTCTGGAGGAGAAATACGCGACTCTGCGGGATGGGTGACAGTCCACGGCTCGGCTGCGGATACTAATGATCCTGGAACTACAGCCATTACGGGAGTGGCATTCTCCAACACATCCACAAAGGGGTTGAACATATATTATACCGATGGGGTTAATATAACAAAGAATTCTTTCTCCGGGACTGCCACCGAATATATGATTTATATCGATAAGGCGGAAACTTACAATATAGTCATTAGTTATAATACGTTTCAACTGGCGAACGTAACGAATACTATTGACCCCGTTTTTATCAATACAACTCCCCTGGTTAGTTTTCTGCATAATAGTGCCTATGGAAGCAACGGTAGGTCGTGGATTAGGTTCTATGGTGCCGCAACCGGGGGGACCGTCAAAAACAATGCCGCAAGCACCATTGGGGCGTTTATAAATGTGGCGGCTACTGCCCAAACCAATTTCGTAAGCAACAATAATGATATTTACGGAGTTGTTACCCGTTTTGGTACATGGGGAGCAAGCAATTATTCCACCCTGGCCGATTGGCAGGCGGGGGCGTCTCAAGATGCGAATTCTCTAAATTCTGACCCCCTCTTCGTCTCCGCCTCCGATTTCCACCTCCAGGCGGGGAGTCCGGCGCGAGACAAGGGCGATTCAACCGTTTGCGCTACGTTGGTAGATGCAATGGATTTCGACGGTACTCCGGTTTGCTCGGGGGAGGTATTTGTGGGCAAGGGGAGTGCAATCGACATTGGGGCATTTGAATTTCTACCTCAAGGTGCTAAGAACAAAATTATATTACCGATGGGGGTAATAAATTGAAACTTGACGTTGTTTATCCGCTATCGAGGATGGCGAAAGGACCGGATGATTTTGAATTGCGATATTCCTTGCGGTCACTGGATAGACAGCCTTGGGTTGGGAATGTTTTTATTGTGGGCCATGCTCCGACTTGGATAAAGAACGCGACGGAGATTCCCTTCCCCGATTTATGGAACAACAATTTCAAGGACAAAAATATCATCAAGAAAATGCTCCAAGCCTGTATTGACGAAAGGGTGAGCGATCCCTTTGTAGCCAATTCCGACGACCAATACTGGCTGAAAGAAATTGAGCCGGAGCAGATGGTTATTCCACCGCGGGAGAATCCGCCGCAAGTAGAGGTTGACGCCAAGAATAAGCGCCTGAATCCTTATCGCCCCTTTCGCAATCAATGGGTGGCGAGGCAGTCGGCCACGGTTCAATATTTGAAGGACCGAGGGAAATGTTCTATTTACTTCGATGGTCATGTTCCCTATTTGATTGAGAAAGAAAAGTATATCAAAACCATGTGCCACCTTCCATGGGAAATGGGGATCGGGTTCCTTATCGTTATTTATCATGGTTGGAATTGGCGGGAAATCTCCGGCGGGATTGACATTAAGGACCGGGATGGGGTTCTGGTCCGTATCAAAAGAGAGATGGAATGTAAAGAGATCGAGGAGAATATCGGAGATGCCCTTTTTCTTAACCACAACAATCGGGCGTTTACCGAACAGATGAAACACTTTTTACGGAAGAGATTTCCTGACAAATCAAGGTGGGAATAATGAACCTTGGCAAGCTCCGAACAAAAATTAGTATTCAGGAAAATCAATATCAAAGGGATGAGTTAAACCAGCCGACCCGGGATAGCGCGGGGGCTCAGATCGATAATTGGGTTGACATTCTCCCTGAATGGCATTGCTCAAAAGAGGATTGGTCCGGGTCAAGCTTCTTTTCTTCCCAGCAGGACCAAGCGGAATTGACAACCAAGTTTCGGATGCGCGATCCCCGGATTCAGATAAGGCCCGGGATGCGAATTAAATTGTATGATGCGGTTCTTAAAAGCGATAGGTATTTTTACATTCAATCGGTTCTGGACCCGGATGGTAGGCACGTTGAGATGTGGATTTCGGCGGTTGAATCCATAACACCTATAATCCCAACGGGAACGGATTCAAGTGGGGAGTCAAGCTAATGGCCGGTTTCGGTTTAGGCAAAGTATCGGGGCTTGATTATTTTGAATTTAAGGTGGACGGCCTTAAAGAGATGGGCAATATCCTCGCCCAGCTTCCCGGGAAGATTGCGCGGAGGGCGTTAAACAATGCGGTTGCGGCGGGGGCGCGGGTGATTCGGGATGCGGCAAGGCCCCAGGCTCCGGTAGGGACGCGGACCTATAAAGATTATCGCGGGAAAATTCATCGCCCGGGCCTCTTGCGGAAATCGGGGGTTGTTTCAAAGAAGCTGAAAACAAAGAACTGGCAGACTACATCCCTTTATGGCGTGGGATTTAGCAAGCTTGGTTTTTATGGCCGGTGGATTGAAAGAGGGAAATCGAAGAAGCACCAGCAAACCCCGCGTCCATTTGTTGTGCCGACATTTGAGGCGAACGTAACGCGGGCGGTTGACGCGATTAAGGATCGGCTCGGGGAGGAGATTGTAAAGATAACCCGGGAAACACCGGGGCTGAGCGTAAAGTAACTAAAATTTGGGGTTTCCCCAAGGTCTGATCAACCGAGGGGAACGCAAGAAAACGAAAAGGGCGGCATAGTAGGATGCCTACTCATCCTGTTGTGTCCGCCCTTTTCTTTTGCCCCGAGGCAATCATGATCGAAAAAACTCTTTATCTCATGCTTTCGAAATTAGGGATTTCACTATTTCCAGTGATAGCGCCAATGGAGCAAACAAAACCATGGGTCAGCTATCGGCGACTGAGAACGAAACCAACGGTTACGGTCAAGGGAACAAACCCCAAGCACGACAACGCGGATTTCGAAATAAGCGTTTTTTCCCAGGATTATCTAACCGCCGCTGAATTGGGAGAACAAATCATTGAGAGCATGGATGCTGATTGGGGAGCTAATTCGGTTCTGCTTGAAAACCGGGATGAACCTTACGACCCCAACACCGGAACATACCAGCGACTTTTAATTTTCGCTTTGCGCGAAATCAAAGAAGAAGGAGGGTCTTAACATGGCCTACACGGAAAGCTTGGCAATCGAAACCCAGGGAACCGTTATCACTTGGAACACCCTGGAAGTGGGAGAGGTGGTTTCGTTCAACGGACCCGGGGGGACCGCTCCGACTTATGACGTTTCAAACCTTTATTCAACCCGCCGGGAGTTCAGAATGGGACTCGCCGACGAAGGCGAGTTTACCATGGAATGTAATTTTGTACCTGGGGATCCAGGGCAGGAAGGGTTGATGGCAGACCGCATCGCCCGGACCAAAAGACAGGTGGTGGTGACATACAGCGACGGCAGCACCGATACCTTCGATGCCTATTGCGTGTCCGCGGTCAAAAGCGGGGGCGTGGACAATAAGGTCGCCATTTCCTTTACGTTGAAAATTACGGGAGATGTGGCTTTCTCCGGCGAATCCTCGTAGCAGATAGCCCCGGCAACGGGGCTTAAATCTAATCTCATGGAGGCTCTATGATTTTAGGCCGCGATGCCATTCTGAAAGCTGAAGACCTGAAGCGCGAATTGGTAAACGTGAAGGAATGGGGCGGGGATGTTTATATCCGCTGCATGACCGGGACGGAACGGGATGCCTTCGAATCCACCGTCTATGGGATCAAGGGCAAAAATGTGGAAATGAATAAAGAGAATTTCCGCGCCCGCCTCCTTGTTTTCACGCTTGCGGATGAAAACAATAAGCCCCTGTTTGCGGAGGCTGATATTTCGGCACTCGGGGCGAAGTCGGCGAAGGTGCTGGACCGTCTATTTACTATCGCCCTGAAAATCAATGGCCTCTCCAATACCGATGTTGAAGAGCTAACAAAAAACTCCTGACCCGGGCGGAAAGGAGATTTTATTTCTTTCTTGCCCGGGAACTCGGAATGACCGTCAGGGGGTTATTGAGCAACCTTGACAGTCATGAAATAAGCGAGTGGATCGCCTATTTCAAGTCTCTTGAGATCGAACGCGAACAAACCCGCAAGGCCAATTTGGAGCAACAAATTAAATCGGCCTTGAGCGGGAAACGAAAGAAGAAAAAGAAATAATGGCCACTATCCTCGGAGTCATGGTCGATATCGGCGCGAACGTTGCCCGGATGCAGCAGGACATGAGAAAGCTTACCGGAGCCATGGAGGGCGGGTTTAATCAAATCGCTTCTTCGGCGCGGAAACTTGCAGGAGTCTTGGGGATTGCTTTCGGCGTCCACGAAATAATTTCCTTCGCCAAAGAAGCGCTGGATACCGGGGATAAGTTAGCCAAAATGAGTCAGTCGGCGGGAACTACGGTTGAAGTTCTTTCCGGCCTGAAATATGCCGCCCAACTTTCCAACGTAGAATTTGAAGCCCTCGGGAAAAGTCTTGGAATCTTATCGCGCAACCTTGTTGATGCCCAAAACGATACCGGGGAAGCCAAGGATGCCATAGCCGCCCTTGGAATTTCCATTCAAGATACCAAGGGGAATCTGCTTGGCAGCGACAAGGTATTGATGCAGATTGCGGACAAGTTCGCCTCTATGGAGGATGGGGCGACAAAGACGGGGCTGGCCATGAGAATATTGGGGCGCTCCGGGGCCGAATTGATTCCTCTCTTAAACGCTGGCTCAAAAGGAATCGGAGAATTAAGGGCGGAAGCCGAAAGGCTCGGCGTCGTCATGTCAACCGAAACCGCACAGCAAATGGAAAGGATTAACGATAATTTCACGCGCCTTAAATCCGTTGTTCAGGGTGCTGCTATTGGTATTATGGCAAATTTAAGTCCAACATTAGAAAATCTTACGAATCTTCTTGTTCAGGTATCAAGGGAAGCAAATAACTTTGAAGAGGCGGGCAGGGGTATATCTTTCACCTTAAAGACATTGGCTTCGGGGGCATATATAGCTTACGCCTATTTCATGAATTATGCAGATGCAATTAGGGCCGCAGTAAAGGCATTACGGGAATTATCTTGGGGACAAATTACCGCTGCCGGAGAAATATTTGAATCTGCCCATGCTCAATATTTGAAAAACATAGAAGAAATGAAAGAAGGACTTAGAAAAATTTGGGCAGATGTGGATAAAAACGCTCCCGGAGCCGCCAAGAAACTCGCTGGCGCCCTTGGGGTTGGTATTGGAAACGACAAGATCAGCAAAAAGCAAGCGGAGGATTATGAAAACTCTCTAAAGATATTCCTTGAATCCCAAATCAAACTTCAGAACGACGTTGCCAAACTTGAGGCCGAACGCAGGATTAAGGAAGCCCAGGAATTACAAAAATTTTTAGAGGATAGGCGCGAGGCATATATCCAACATGCCGGGGAAGTAGCCGACGTTCGGCAAAAGGAATTAAACGATCTTGCCAAAATCGAAGTTGACGGGATTAACGCCACGATATCCGCCCGGGAGAAACTTGAAAATGACTATCTGGAATGGATGAAAAAGAAGTGGCAAGAAAACGGGCAGGAAATAATCGAGTCCAATAAACGCCAATGGGAATCGCTGAATGATATCCTCGGCGGATCCCTGCAATCTGGATTGTTCGACCTCTTTAAAAGCAAAACTTCAAGCCTAAAGGACAGGTTCAAAGAGTTTTGTGATTTCATGGTGGATTCGTTCACCCGGGCATTGGCGACGATGGCCAGCAACTATATCGTTTGGGGTGATATGTTCGGATACCAACGGGGCGGGAAGGTTGGGGGATTGATGGGGTTGTTTCAGGGGATGGGCGGGTATTCCGCGCCGGAATGGGCAACCGGATCCTGGGCGGCGGCAGTAACCGGAGGAACAGGCGCGATTATGCATGGCGGCGGTATTGCCGGACAAGAGGGGAAGAAGTTTTGGGATTTCGTTCCCCGGTTCCATAGCGGCATTGGCCCGGATGAGATGGCGGCGATCCTGAAGCGGGGTGAAGGAGTATTCACCCCGGGGCAGATGAAGGCTCTCGGGATGATGTCACAAGGCAATAATAGCCCCGTAAACGTGACTATCTATGCCATGGATGCTCAGACCTTTACCGACTTTTGCAAACGCAACCCCGGGGCTATTATCGGCCCCGTGGTGGAAGATTTTAAGCGTAACGGACCTACTCGGTACGCCATGAAGGGGGCTATGTAATGGAAACCTTCCCTTCTTCGGTCTTTTTCAATTTCCCGGTCAAGGTCGAATCCTCGTTCAAAACCCTCGTCAGCGATTTCGAAAGCGGCAAGGAGCAGAGGCGGAAACGATGGGCGTTCCCCAAGCGAAGATTTACCATTCCCTATAACGCAATCGACCCCGACGAAACCGACGTTTTATGGAAGTTTTATCAGGAGAGGTCCGGGGCTTACGAGGCTTTTTGGTTTATCTATCCGCTTCGCAAGAAATGGTATGGGGAATATTTGGGGGTAGGGAACGGAACCCAGGTCACATTTGATCTTCCTTCCTACCAGACCGAGAGCGTTTATGTTTACAAGGACGGGGTTTATTCGTATTGGACATTCATTGACGGCGGCGGGCAAGCTGGCGCCGATCGAGTTGAAATGGGCGTCACCCCGGAAGACGGAACTATTCTTACCGCCGATATCGACGGCCAGTTAAGGCTTCCCATGCGGTTTGAGCAGGACAATCTAAGCGAAGAGTTGTTTGACTATTTACTTTCCCGGTCCCAAATATCACTTATTGAGGTCAAAGAGTGAGGTCAATTCCCACCCTATTGAACAATGAACTCCTAAAGGATGCCTCTTATCTGGCAACCCTGGTTGAGATGTACCTATCTTCTACGGTTTATTATACGAACCTTGACGTTCCCTTGGTTTACGGGGGGCATACCTATCTTTCGCGGGGATTCACTTTTTCCGGCGCCGAGTATTCCATGACCCCCATGATTGACAAAATAACCCTGGATATCGACAACGTTGAGCGGGAGTTTTCGGCCTTCGTTTTGGGGCAGGAAACCAGAGGAAAACGCTGCATTATCAAATTGGCCGCCATGGAGGGGAAGGACAATCTAATTCTCAATGGCGGGTTTGAAATTCCCGGGGAAGGCGGGGCCGATGTTTTTTCGGATTGGGAAGAAGCTTGTACGGGCAGTTCGACTATAACCCAAACGATATCGGTTTTGGCCCAAAGCGGAGTACCCCTTATCGGCCAAAGCGGAATCCCCATTGTTTCCCAATCCGGCGGGAGCGAGAAAGCATATCGCGGGCATTTCTGCTGTAATTTCTATCACGATGCCGCAGAAAACTATGCGATGGTTTCCCAAAATCTGACCTTAACCCCCCATCGGCGTTACCGATTGAAACTTTACTATCAAACCGATGCGGGAATATACGCAAATCTCCTGCTTACAAGGCCCGAATATACGGATATTGAATTAAAGGAGGATGGAACCTGGGGTGAATTAGTCAACGGGATAACCCTCGAACCCGCCACAATCCCGACATTGGTTCAAATCGATTTCGACGGGCATATGGATTATACCGAATATCATCTTGCCCTCAGAACCGAAGGCGCGTTATCGGCTGGCGGGCATATCTGGTGGGATGAAGTATCGTTAACCCCCCTTGATGCCCCGCCCGCGAAGATTTCAGCCGTAGGTATCATCTTTTCCGGCGTTCTGGATTCGGCAAGGATAACGCATCAGCGGGCAAGTTTTGACGTTTATAATCCGTTGATTTTCTGGAAGCGGAAGACCCCACGGAGAATCCATCAATCCTCCTGTCCCTGGCCGTTCGCAATCGACGGTTCGCCGTGCCAATATGCCGGGGCCGAAACATGGTGCGATCAATCCTTTGAGAGATGCCTTGAGTTAGGCAATACCGACAATTTCGGCGGATTCCGGTTTCTCCCGGACCTGCAGGACAAGCAGATATGGTGGGGGAAGAAGGCATCATGAATTTTTCCCTCAAAAAGAAGATTTTGGAGGTATCGAAAAGCTTTCTCGGGGCTCCCTATAAACTCGGCGGGCAATCGCCGGAAGAAGGATTTGATTGCGCCTCTTATATCTATTGTTTCTATCGGGACATAGGGGCGGACATAGCCGACCACGAAGGCGATTTGAATTTAAAGAACTATGCCGAAGCCTGGGCACAAAAGCCGGAGCAAACCAAGGCGGCACTATTGCGTTTCATGCTCGGTATCGGAGAAAAAGTCAATCCTAAGTTTCTATGGCCCGGGGATTTGGCGCTGATTAAGAGTGAAGAGAAACTAACGTCGGCTATTTATTTGGGTAACGGCAACTTTTTAACCCTTGACGTTAGGGTGGGGATTATGATTTTCCCGCGGCGATCCATTTTAGGCGAGATTGTGGAAGCGAGGCGGCCATGCCACAGGCTTTAGCACTTGCGCCATTGGCGGTAGCGATAGCAAGTGGGGCCGGCGCCGGGGTTATCTTTGCCTCCGCCGCAATAGCCGCCATGGGATTTGCCGCTTCCATGTCTGCAAGCTCCAAGCGGGCAAATCAGAGCCAATCCGCCGGACATCTCCTCAATACCAAAAGCACCCAGGCTTCTATCCCGGTAGTTTACGGGCAGATGAGGCTCGGGGGGAATCAGGTATATCTCAATGCAACCGGAGATAATAACCAAATCCTCCATATCATTCAAACCCTCGCGGAAGGGGAGATTGACAGCCTTATTGCCCTCTACGGCGACGACAAACTTTCAACCGAGTATGGAAGCGATTTCAATTATGAACTTTTTACCGGGGCCGACGATCAGGCGGTTTGCTCGGCTTTGCAGGGTTATGACGCGAACTGGATGGACCCCCTTAGAAATACCGCCTATCTCTATTTACGCCTGAATTACAACGCTCAAAAGTTCATTGCCCTGCCCGTTATTACCGCCGAGATTAAGGGGCGGGTGGTCTATGATCCCCGAACCGAAACCTGGGCATGGTCAAACAATCCCGCCCTTTGCATTTACGATTTTATGACCAATACTATTTTTGGCCTGGGGATGGACCCCGACTTTATAGATGAGGATTCGATAGAGGATTTCGCTAATTGGTGTGATGCCCAGGAATATGAATGCAACGCATTAATCGATTCCCGGGAATCCGCCCTTGATGTAATAACCAAACTTCTCTCTTCCTGCCGGGGGATGCTGGTTTATACGGATGGGAAGTTTTACTTAAAGGCGATTGATTATGATGCCCCGGTTATGGATTTGACCGAGGATGATATTATCGCGGATTCGTTTTCGTTTACCATCCCCGGAATTCAGGAATCTCCCAATGCTATCCGGGCCAAATTCCTGAACGCAGACAATAAATACACCCTCGAAGATTTAGTTTTAAACGACACCGCCTCTATTGATCTGGACGGAGAAACCCGGGAAAGCGAAATCGATTTAATCGGGGTATCGGATTATGACCTTGCCTATAAACTGGCTATCTATCACTTGGAGCGGTCCAAATTAAACAGGATTCATGCTTTTACTTGTGGGCCCAAGGCGATTCCCCTGGAACCTGGGGATTTAATCACCGTGACCCATACTCTCCCGGGGTGGACCGAAAAAGTCTGCCGAGTGCAGGATGTGATTATTCTCGAAGAGGGATTGGTTTCCCTCGCGGTCCTCGAAGAGGATGAGGATATTTACGACGAAGAGATAGACGTTGCAACCCACGGCGTCCACGTAACCAACTTGCCGGACCCCCTGGCCATTCCGCCGCCGCCGTCCGATATCACTTTTACCGAAGAATCCTATTCGATAAAGGACAACTCCTTCTCTCGCGTTAAGGTGACATGGACGGAGCCCGAATATTATCCCTTTTTTGACCATGTGGAAATATGGGTTTCAAGGGACGACGGCGCAACCTATGAGCATTATACGAATGCGGTTGGAAGCGTCACCATCGAAAATCTGAAGGATGGTGAGCAGATCGTTGTCAAGCTCCGCTCGGTTTCCATGAACGATAGGAAAAACGAACTGGATAATCTAACGGCCTATTATTATACGGTCACAGGGAAAAGCACTTACCCGGACGATGTGACCGGATTCCAGGGAACGGCTGCCGGGGATACGATTCTCCTCCGGTGGAACGAGAGCGATTTAGAGGATTTGGCCGGTTATGAAATCCGATACGGAACCTCATGGGTGAACTCGATTTATTTTGGATTTACCAAGGGGCAGACCTTTTCCATGGTAGGGGTCAAACCCGGGACGCATTCCTTTCTCATTAAGGCCAAAGATACGGTGGGCAATTATTCTGAAAACGCGAGTTTCGCCGTAGTAACCGTTTTTGATCCCCCGGGGTATTCGCGGGTAAACAGCGAAATCGTAGATTATGAAACTGAGGGTACTCATAACGATACTGAATATTATTACGATCCCATGCATGGTGATTCCCTGCGTATAGAATCCCCGAACCTTGAAGGAGATTATACTTCTCCCGTTTACGACCTGGGATCAAAGCAGAAGTGCAGACATTGGATCGATTATATTCTAAACGTCAATGCAACCGGGGCCACATGGGAGGGCGGGGTAGGGGATACCACTTGGGATGCGGTTTTCACCGCGGGCGAGAAATGGCTCCAGCAATTCTCGAATGTAGTAGCGGGAACCTTCCGGGCAAAATTCTTTTATTCCGACGATAACGTGAACTGGACCGAGATTGACCATTTTGAAATTTTGAGCATAGAAGTGGAAGCCCGCTATATCAAATATCAGGTCTTTCTAACTTATAACGATTCGGCCTCAAAAATCTATGTGGAGCCGATCACCCTTGAATCATGGTGGAGGTAGCCCATGGCTTACGATCCCAATTCTCCCGCGGCAACCCATAACGCATTAACGGACCTGGATCAAATCCGGGCCAACTTTACGGCCCTGAGAAATTTTGAGGCCGGGGCAAGCGAACCGTCAAACCTTGTGGCGGGGATGATATGGCTGGATACCTCCGGAACTCCCTATGTGATGAAACAAAGAAACGCGGCGAACTCGGCGTGGCTGACTCTTTGGAATTTCACCTATTTGCCCATTTTCATAACAGGGAGCGCCGAGAAAGGAGATCTTGCCTATTACGATGGATCAAATTGGGTCAGGCTCCCGCATGGAACGGCGGGGCAAATGCTTGTCACCGGAGGGCATGGGGCAAATCCATCATGGGGGTCTTTGGGGGCGGCTACCATAAAGCAGTCGCATTTATCCACAACCTACGGGGAGGTTGGCGGCCATGTAGCAACCGGGATATCGGCCAACTATACTCTTCCCGGGGGAACCTATGGCTTTTATCCTCAACTTAAACTTTACGGAACGGTATCAAGTTCGAGGGCCAATCTCTTAACTACCGCGAACTGGTTCTCCTATGTAACCAATATTTATTTGGAAGCCCTTCATGCAAGCGAAGATTGCGGGATGTATGCCCTGCAAAGGTATGTTACCGCTTCCGGCAAAGAGCATTGGCTTTTCGCGGTAGTCCACAAAGAAACGGGGAAAATCATCCATTCCTATTCCGCCCCGGACCATCCGAGTTACGGGAACGGCGGAAACGAGGTTGTTATCCCCCACCCGTTCCCGGATTTCATTAAGGCCATTCCCGAGGGGCTTGAGATCGTTCTTCTGGATTTAGAAGATACGATGAAACTGAAGGGGAAATTTCTTTCGGATATTACCGACGAAATCCGAATCGATCTCTCCAAGGAGGTGAAATTCTCAAAGCCGCGGGACATGGACGGAAAGCGATTCCTGGCCGAAAAACCGCCATTTTATAGCGTGAGGAAGATTAAGGTCTGATGGTAGATATCGATAATAGCGAACTTCTCGACAAGGCCCTGGATAAAATCATCAGCCATGAGGATTTCCGGGCCAAACCCTATCGCTGCCCCGCGGGGAAGTTAACTATCGGATATGGATGGAATCTCGAGGATCGCCCGATTATGAAGGCGGAAGCGAAAATGATTGCCCTGAAT